CTCGATAGTATCTTTAGCAGTGATATGGCTATTGGCAAATATGTCGCACAGAGGGCTGGTATCGGTATTAACGCAGGTAGAATCAGGGGAATCAATTCTAAAATCAGGGGTGGAGAAGTTCAGCACACAGGTGTGGTCCCCTTCCTTAAAAAATTTGAGTCAACTGTCAGATGCTGTACGCAAAACGGTATTAGAGGAGGATCGGCTACTGTCCACTTTCCTATCTGGCATCAAGAAATCCAAGACATCATCGTCCTCAAAAACAACAAAGGAACAGAAGACAACAGAGTCAGAAAGTTAGATTATAGTATACAAATTAGTGAATTATTCTACCAGAGATTTATTGACAACGAGGAGATTAGTCTTTTTTCTCCTCATGATGTTCCAGGGCTTTATGATAGTTTTGGTACAGAAAGTTTTAATGACTTATACGTAAAGTATGAGAATGATACATCTGTTAAAAAAATAAAAGTTAATGCTCAAGAATTAATTCTTGATATATTAAAAGAGAGAGCAGAAACTGGTCGTCTTTATCTAATGAATATTGACCATTGTAATGTTCACTCATCTTTTAAAGATAAAGTGAGCATGAGTAACCTTTGTCAAGAAATTACCTTACCTACTACACCATTACAACACATTGATGGTGAGGGTGAGATTGCATTGTGTATTCTCTCTGCTATTAACATAGGTAAAATCAATAAGTTAGAAGAACTTGAAAATCTCTGTGACCTATCTGTCCGTGGTCTAGAGGAACTTATTGATTATCAAAATTATCCTGTTGAAGCTGCTAAAGTTTCTACTTTAGCACGTCGTTCTCTTGGTATTGGTTATATCGGACTAGCACATTACCTAGCAAAACAAGGAAAATCCTATGGAGACCCAGAAGCATGGAAACTCGTACACGACTTGTCTGAATCTTTCCAGTTCTATCTACTCAAGTCCAGTAACGAAATCGCAAAAGAAAAAGGAGCATGTGAATATTTCCATCGCACCAAGTATTCAGACGGTATCCTCCCAATTGATACGTACAAGCGTGATATTGATGAGTTCTGTGGAACAGAATTAACTAATGATTGGGAATCACTTAGAGAAGATATAAAAGAACATGGTTTAAGGCATTCTACATTGTCTGCTCAGATGCCTTCAGAATCATCCTCAGTGGTTTCTAATGCCACAAATGGTATAGAACCACCTAGAGGTTATTTGTCAACTAAGAAGTCCAAGAAGGGACCACTTAAGCAAATTGTTCCACAATATACAACATTGAAGAACAATTATACTTTGCTCTGGGATATGAAAGATAATGAAGGATACATAAAAATAGTATCTGCTATGCAAAAGTTCTTTGACCAAGCAATTAGTGGTAACTGGAGTTATAATCCAGAGAATTATCCTGATAATGAGGTACCTGTTAGTGTTATGGCACAGGATTTTTTAACAACATATAAGTATGGTTGGAAGACCTCTTACTATCAGAATACATATGATACTAAGAGTGATGATGAGCCACTTTTAACAGAAGATAAGAAACAAAGTATAGAAGATTTGTTAGAAGACATATTTGATACGGAGGAAGAAGATTGTGACAGCTGTAAAATTTAGAACTAACATGACTAGTGTAAATCACATGACAGTATTCAATACTGATCAAGTAGATACCACCAAAGGACAAATGTTCTTTGGTCCTCCATTAGGAGTACAACGTTATGATAAGTTTAAGTATCCTATTTTTGATAAGCTAACACAGACACAATTAGGATTTTTCTGGAGACCTGAAGAGGTATCACTCCAGAAAGATCGGGCAGATTATCAGACTTTAAATGCAGCACAGAAACACATATTTACTAGCAATCTCAAGTATCAAATCCTCTTGGACAGTGTACAAGGTCGTGCTCCTGGTATGGCTTTTGCTCCATACTGTTCACTACCTGAGCTTGAAGGTTGCATGAATATATGGCAGACTATGGAGATGATTCATAGCAGATCATATACTCACATCATTAAGAATGTATACCCAGATCCATCAGAGGTCTTTGATACTATACTAGATGATGAGAAGATACTTGCACGTGCTGAGTCAGTGACTAAAGCATACGATGAGTTCATTAACTATGCTAATGAGTATGGTCAGAGTACTGCTTGGACAGATGGTATGAGAGATCATCCTAATTCTGAATGGACACGTAAAGATTTAAAACGACATTTATATAGGGCAGTTGCTAATGTATACATTCTTGAAGGTATTCGCTTTTATGTCTCTTTCGCTTGCTCCTTTGCATTTGGTGAGCTTAAGTTACTTGAAGGAAGTGCCAAGATCATCTCCCTTATTGCTAGGGATGAATCACAACACATGGCAGTCACCAATAATATATTAAACAAGTGGAAGGAAGGTGATGACCCAGAGATGATGGATATCATTAAGGAAGAAGAAGACTTTATTTACGAAATGTTTAAGTCTTGTGTCCAAGAAGAAAAAGAATGGGCAGAGTATCTCTTTAAGGATGGATCTATCATTGGTTTGAATGATAAATTACTACAGAACTATGTTGAGTGGACTGCTAATCGTAGGTTAAAATCTATAGGATTGAAACCTATCTTTGATGTACCACTTGCAAACAACCCATTACCTTGGACTGCACACTGGTTGTCTTCTAAAGGACTACAGGTAGCACCACAAGAGACAGAAGTAGAGTCCTATATGATAGGTAGTATTAAACAAGACGTTAAAAAAGACACATTCGCTGGATTTAAACTATGAAAATTATTGATAATGTTCTTCCAGAATCAACTGCTGATTTTGTTGAAGATATGACTACTAGATTTGACTTTCAATGGTCTTATCAAGTTGATAGAAACTTTCCATCATTTATTAAACCTTTATATGATTATCATAATAAACAATCAATTATTGATGAAGCAAATTTTGTTAGATTTGAATCAATTGTTAATCTTTTGGGTGAGAAAGCTAGTATTGATAAGAAATCATATATAACTAGGGTAAAATTTGGTATGAATGTACCAATGCCTTTTGAAGATCTCCATCAAGCTCCTCATATTGAGCAACATGATAAACATACTGTTGTCATTTATTATGTAAATGATTCCACTGGTGACACTTATTTCTTTGATGATAAGTTAGAGGTTATAGATAGTGTTACACCTAAGAAAAATAGGCTCGTTGTATTTGAAGGAGGAATATCACATGCGTGCTCTTATCCGCAAGGCGGTCAGAGGATTACTCTCAACCTCAACTTCAATTCTATCGGAAATTAATAATGGCAGCGAGTACAGAATCAGAACCACGAGACGAGTCGTGGAGAGAGGAGTACCTCGGTATGAAAGTTCACGGCAAACTCAACAGAGAATTGCTGATGAATGGACCGAAGAGTCTTGCCCAGAGTTGGTTGATGCAAGCGATGCACAACGACTGGAAGAGGAAGAAGGGTATCAAAGACCCAGAACCTCCCAATTGTCAGTCAAGTCTCAAAGAGTTTTTCCAACAACAGAAAGACCAAGGGATATAATACCAGATCCATGGTTATAACTAATGGATTGGGATTTAGAATTAAAAAATCAAGAGCTAGAAAGTATGATTATTGTATACCAAGAACATATAGATCAGTTAGAGATAGAAAATGAAGTGTTAAAGACTCAAGTTGAGTTCTTAAAAGAACAACTTGAATATAAAACTATGGGATTACCTGAAGTATTACACAATGAATCCAAAAAACCATGATTTATGGGTAAATTATAAAGCAGTCGTTGCTGAAATTTTTCCAGATATAGAGTACGTTCAGCGTCATGCTGAATGGACTAATGATAAGGGTGTAAATCTGACAGCAGATTTATATTCTGGTGAATACTTTATTAAATCAAGACAGGTAGAAATCTGGGATAATAAATCTTGCAATATTCATAACAATATAATATATCCTAAGACAGGAAGTAACCTTCCTTGTTTTGGTATGGATCTTATGGGTATGAATGAGAAAAGAGTAGTCTTGGTATTTGATTTTCAACACCCAGTAGAAAATTATTTGTTCTCAACTGATAAATTACCAAAAGCAGAGGGAACTTATAGATTCTTTGAACCAGGAAATCATTTCTCTGAAAATATATACGTCAGATACTGTCTTCCTAGTGAGGTTGATGAACATCTACCTATGTTCAGAAAATATCTAGAATTTTATAAAGAAATGATAGAAGAACATAAACCAGTTGGTACTGACACTACACAGTATAATGATTTTGATAAGTATATGATAAGACTAGACCCAATTTCAGGTTATTTGGCTAGTAGATTTGGTAAAGAAAAATCTGAAACATTGATAAAGGAATTCTTTTTTAGTTATGCCTAATCCAGCAATAGAAGAACTATCAAAACTTATACGTTCTGCATGGGAAAATTTTCCAGGCATAGAACCACTACCTGTCAAGCCAGAACTTGCTTCAGTTCATAGTAGTTTTGAAGATGAAGACTTATACATTAAGAATGAAATGTTTAAGTGTCATGGATTACGTAAGATACATTTAGAGACTGCAAAACTTGGTAGTTTAGAGATATTACATTCAGTATTTTGGCCAGATCCTAATTACAATCTACCTATTTTTGGAGTTGATCTTGTCGCTCCAACAAAAGATTTAATTACTGCTGCTATAGTTGATATAACACCAGTAAATGGTCTAGATTTACCTATATTTGATGACATTGCACAGGTAAGTAGTTACTATAATTTTTCTGGAAAAAGAAAACTTCCTGCTTGGGGTGAAATGTTTTCTCCTTACTGTAAATTTACTAGATTAGATAATGCAAAGGATATTAGTAAGTTTAATGAGGTAGTAGATCAGTACCTAGAAATATTTGTAGGATCTGTTTGGAATGAAGATGAAGATTTGGATGGAGCAGATGAGAGATATGATGGTCAGGTTGATTATTGTAAGGAACAGAAGTTAAATGATAAAACTAGAAATATATTAATTAAATTTTTTGGTAAGGAATGGGCTGATACTTACATGAATGAGATACTATTCAGCGAACCATAAATATATGAGTGATAATAAAATTATGAAATGGCTGAAGAGGGAGTTTATGAAAACCCCTGGATATATGAGGGTAAACCTTTCACTTCTGATGATATTGGCGACCAGTTCGGTTTTGTCTACAGGATTACTAATATCCAGACAGGTCAACAATACATCGGAAGAAAATATTTCTACCAGAAACGAAAACCTAAAGGTGGCAAGCGTAGGGTCACAAGCGAATCAGACTGGAAACGATACTACGGAAGCTCTGAAGACCTTAAACAAGACATTAGAAGAGTGGGCAGAGAGAATTTCAAAAGAGAAATCCTCTCAGTCCATCCCACCGCAGGTAGAGTCAATTATGAAGAGACTAGACAGCTCTTCGCAAGAGGAGTTCTAACTGAATCTTTAGAAGACGGAACACCTGCATTTTATAACAGCAATATATTAGGTCGTTACTATCGTAAGGACTATTTTAACCATGAAGATATACGATAACTTTCTTAGTGATAATGATTGGAAAACTATTCAGTATACTTTACATGATAGTGATTTTCCTTGGACATTCTCCCAAAAAACTACTCCAATTGAGAACTCTAATTTTTATAGAAATAAGAGACAGTTTATTGATAATAATGGTGGAGAAGCAGACCCATATAATACTCAGTTGAATCATTTCTTTGTTGATTCTAGATTGCAAAGGAACTCAGTGCACTCTAAAATACTTCAACCTATTTTGAATAAGTATAGATGCATTTCTATTGCTAGAATAAAAGCAAACTTACAACTTGCTAATAAAGAACCCATTGTATCTGATTTCCATCATGATTATTTCTATTCACATCATAGTGATAGAAAAGAGATTCCTGAACCTGCATTAACTACATTAATTTACTACGTTAATACTAATAATGGTTACACTGAGTTTGAAGATGGTACTAAGGTTGCTTCCTTAGAGAATCGTTTAATAGAATTTCCTAATGATAATCCAAAGGGTAGACATAGAGGAGTGTCACAAACAGATACTTATTATAGAGCAGTGATTAATTTCAATTTATATGTGAGTTCATCACAGATACCATGGAAAAATTAATAATTAGATGTGAAGCATGTGGAGTAGAGCTAGTATCACATCCATCTAAAACTAGATGCTGTGGGTGTTCTAACCTAACAACTGTTACTGGTGAACAAATTAGTGCAAATAATTTATCGTTGGTTGTGTTACTGAATAATGAAAATAGTGTTAAGAAATCGCAATTATTGTCAGATGCTGACCTAAAATACCAAGAGGACAGACGCAAACGTAAAGTCCGTAAACTGTACTACGAAGAAAGATGATCAACCTAGACGAGAAATTTCACAACTACTTAGAAAATGGATCTAAGTGCTTTAGAATTGATGGAGTTAATGAACCTCTTAAAGGGTATGGTTATCATTGTGACGGTAACGAGATCAAAGGGTACTACGTATTGACAACAAACTATAAATTGTTCTATAATATGAACGAACAGTTCCTAAAAATGGAACCTTTGAATGAACTAAGTACCATATAATATGAAAATATTTTTAGACACAGCTGATTTCAGTGCTATTCAAGAAAGATATGGTACTGGATTAATTTCAGGTGTGACAACTAATCCAACTCTAGTCAGGAAACAAGGTGTAGATTATCTAGATCTTATTAAGAGAATTGCTGGTGAATTTCCAGAATTTGAAAGTATATCTGCTGAAGTTAATGGTGATACTGCTGATCAAATGCTAGATGATGCAGCACAATACCGTGACATTAGCGATGCAATTACAATTAAACTTCCTTTAACTAAAGAAGGTTTGATTGCTTGTAGATATCTTACTGATGCTGGTGTTAAAACTAACGTAACTCTATGCTTTTCTGTAGCACAAGCAGTTATGACAGGTCTTGCTGGAGCAACATACATATCACCGTTTGTTGGTCGCTGCAATGATAATTCATTCAGTGGAGTTGAATTAGTTCGTGGTATTAGTAACCTTTATTGTACACATAATATAAAGACTAATGTTCTAGCAGCTAGTCTTAGGGATGTACATCATGTTTCTCGTTGTTTTGCTGCTGGTTCTAAGGTAGCAACTCTACCAGTTAAAGTATTTGATAAAATGTATGATCATGTTCTTACTCGTGAAGGACTAGATATATTTGATCAAGACTTTAAAACTATGGGTAAATGACATTTAACATATACTCTCGTAAAGGATGCAGATTTTGTAAAAAGTTTGTATCAGTGTGTAGACTAGAGAACCTAGATCATGTAGTATATGAATTAGATAAGGATTTCACTCGTGAAGAGTTTTATGAACAGTTTGGTGAAGGTGCAACTTTCCCACAGATCCTTCTTGATGACATCATGTTAGGTGGTTGTCAAGAATCTCTTCTCTATATGCAAGACAAAAATATTTGTTGTGTATTATGACAGAACTTACAGTAGAAGAATTTGAAAAGAATCCAGACAAGTACATGGATCGTATTGAAAATGGTGAGAAAATTCTAATCAGGCAACCAGATGGTAGAGCAGTTATTGCTGTGCCAGCTTCAGAACTGGAACTTTCTGACACAACTGGGTCAGATGCATGGTATGATATTAACAGTCACATTGATGCATCATGACCGCACCTACTGTAGTTTTAGAGAGATACCCTTATCGTTATGTCCAGTGTGGACTATTAGAAATTAACGGTAAACCTGATTGCCGTATTCAAAAATTTAATGACTGGACTAAACGTTACAGTGATTTTTATTACTGTGATAATGAAGATCAATTACTCCTCGCTATTGAGGATGTTGAATATACAAAGTGGTTAGACCCAGACCCTGAAGTGGGTGCTTATCGTAAATTTTAGAAGTTATGACTTGCAAAAACATACTCTCTCATCTAGAAGTAGCAGAAGAAGCAGTGCGTCAAGCACTTATTAATTCTCTTACAGAAAAAGATGATAGAAATCTTACTGACATGTTCAGTCTTCTTGGAAACGTCCAAGATGTAATTGGGTTATTTCCACATCCACATGATCAATTTACTTTTACCACAAAAACTGGTAAAGATCTTGATAATCTTGATGATGTAGTAGTACAGTTCCCTTCTGGTGAACCATATTACTCTACTGGTAACGTTGATCTTGAATCAGATATCTCTATAGATACAAATGATTTGACAACACCAGGTGTCACTACAATTGGAGCCTATAAATCGCAAGAACATAGGTACGAAGATCCACAATAATATCAAGACCCCTTCGGGGGTCTTTTTTTATATTCATAAATACTTCTAGCTTAGAAAAAGTGTCTGTAGGACTAGAAGTATGTCAAAAATTCTTGCAAATCAAATTGCTAATTATGGAGATAATTCTCCTATTGAAATAAAAGAGGGTCTTAATATCCCTGCTGGTAAACCGATTCAGGCTGCTGGTGTTGCAGGAACATCTGGTCAGGTTTTGAGTTCCACTGCTTCATCAGTCCAATGGGTTGATGTATTTGATGGCAATTATTTTAATTTAACTAACAAACCATCTATACCTGCAGCACAAGTTAATTCTGATTGGGATGCAACTGGAGGTGTTTCTGCAATTTTAAACAAACCAGTGGTACCTGCACTTCCCAGTATAGTTACTGCTGCTGCATCTACTACTCCTTCATTATCATATAATTCTGTTAATGGTGAGTTTACTTATACACCACCTAACCTTGCTTCTTATGCAACACAAGCATGGGTTGGAGAGCAAGGTTATTTGACATCATTAGGTACTGCTCTTGTAGATGGAGATTTTACTAGCAATGGTTTGATGGCAAGACTTGGTGCTGGTACTTATATAATAGTTACAGATAACTCTTCTGATTGGAATACAGCATTTGGTTGGGGTGACCACAGCTCTGCTGGATACTTAACATCACTTGGTGATGCTGCTGGAGTTACTACAGCTAAGATTAATAATTGGGATACAGCACATGGTTGGGGTAATCATGCTAGTGCTGGATACTTATCTTCTGCTACATCTATTGAAACATTAAATGATGTAGTATTTGCTACTGCACCTTCTAATGGACAGGTTCTTAAGTATGATGGTAGTAATTGGATTGCTACTACAGACTTAGTTGGTAGTGGTGGTTCAGGTATTATATTATCTGATCTTTCAGTAACAAATGCTTCAGCAAGTGGTGGTGGATCTCTTGCTTATAACAATGCACTTGGAGTATTTACATTTACACCACCAAATTTAACAAGTTATTTAACAACAGAAACTGATCCAGTATTTGCTGCATCAGATGCTGCTACTATTACTGCTTCTAATATTTCTAACTGGGATGCAGCATATGGGTGGGGTAACCATGCTAGTGGTGGATATATGTCTGATCTTGCGGATGATGGATCACCTGAACTTGGTGGTAATTTAGACATGGGTACTCATATTATTCAAGCTAATGGTGGTGGTATTACAAATACTAATATTGGTACAACAACTGGTTATTTTCCTGGTGGATTTGGAAACTTTGCTGGTACTAATACTATAGGATGGAAATTTGATGGAAATGGATTTGCAAATTGTAGAGCTGATGGACCTAATAGTGATGGAACTGCTATAAACGCACTTGAGATAGGAAACTTTACTGATCTAGTATGTCTTACTATAGATGGTACTGGTGCTCTTGAAACTAAAGCTTCTTTAAAAGTAATAGCAGATAGTGGTACTACTGGTACTGGTTCTAAGATAACTGTTGGTGCTAATGAAGAATTTGAAATATTCCATAGTAGTAATGGTAATAGTATTCTGAGATCCACTAGTGGTGTATTTGCTATTCAGAACAATCAACAGACTGGTACTGATTCTTGGGATAAAGCATTACAGTTGCAAGCATACGGTGATATTCAGTTGAGGTTTATGGGAGGTGGTGATGCTGTTTATTGTAAACCAGGAGCAGAAGTTCTTTTATATCATGCTTCATCTCCTAAGCTAGAAACACATGCAGATGGTGTAAAGATTAATGGTAGTATTGTAGATAAAAATGGAAGTAAAGGAACATCAGGTCAGGTATTAACCAGTGATGGTACAGAACTTGTATGGGGTGCTGGTGGTGGAGGTGGAGGAGCTAGTGTAACTATCGCAGACACTGCTCCAGCAGCAACTGCTGGTGACCTTTGGTGGGAGTCAGATAAAGGAAGACTAAAAATATATTATCAAGATGTAGATTCAAGTCAGTGGGTTGATGTATCACCACCATTATCACAGATCACTACTGAGATAGCATCTGGATCTAATAAGGTTGACTTCCAAGATGCTGTTCAATTGTCTAGTGGTGGACCTGGTACCGATAATTGTTTAGTATTGGATCCAGTTGGACCCATTGTTGTTGACGCTCATATATTACCATTAGTTACTGCTACATATGATATTGGTAGTGCAGAAAGAAAGATTCGTGATATCTTTGAGGATCAAGGATCTGATGTAAGGATTAAAGAAGACTTTGAAAAATTTATAGGTGGATTAGATTTCATTAACAGTTTGGAGGTTGTAAATTTCACTTATAAAGATATGGAATTTAATGGTACTAAAGCAGGTAAGAGAGAAACAGGTTTAATCGCTCAGAATGTTAAGGATGCCTTAGACAAATCTAACTATGAATCTTATAGATTATGGAATGAAAATCCTGATTCTTATCAGGGTCTTGATAAGAAACAACTAATACCTGCTTTGGTTAATGCAATACAGGAGTTAAATGCTCGTGTAGATGATCTTTTCAAAGAACTAGAACATAGAAAATAAATAAAGAGACGGAGCACTCAACAAATGGCAATAAATTTTCCCGCAACTGGCGGTCAACCAACGGATGGATCGTTTACTTATACTGTAGCTGGTATAACGTATTCTTGGAATGGTGAATCTTGGACAGCAGCAGGTGCTGGTGCGAGTGCTACTGATAGAACTTTATTCAGTGTAACAACTGCATCTCCAGGTAGTACAGCATTAACTTATGATCAGAACACTGGTGTATTTGAATACACTCCACCAAATCTTAGTGGTTATTTAACTTCAGAACAAGATACACTACAGTTAGTATTGAGTAGAGGAAATCTTACTGGGCCAGGTAATAATATTGACATGAGTGACAATGCCAGATTAAATCTTGGTACTGATGCTGATGCTTATTTAAGATCTGATGATACAGACATAGATTTTACTGTAGATCTTAGTGGAGCAAAGTTAAAGATCACTAATACTCAAAATGATACTTTAATTCAGAAAAATAATACAGATCCACTTGCTGTTTTTAAACCTACTGGAGGAGTAGATTTATATTGGCAAGGGGCAAGTAATGCAGGTAAAAAATTTGAGACAACTGCATCTGGAGCTACCATAAGTGGTCAGTTAACTGCTGGTGGTCTTACATACCCTAATACTAATGGGAATCCTAATGATATATTGACTAGTGATGGAGCTGGTAACGTAACATGGGGAGTACCAGCTGGATTACAAGTAAGACAATTTATAACAAAATCTGCAACAATAACTGGTGGAGCACTTCTTAACGATAGTGTAAACTTGGCAAAAACATTTGCCTTGTTAAGCATTACCTCAAACTCTCCTGCATGGGTAACTCTTTACATGGATACTGCTAGTAGAACTGCTGATGCTAATAGAAATAGAAACACATCCCCTGCTCCAGGTTCTGGTGTACTTGCGGAAGTTATCTTTACTGCATCTGGAACACAATGGCTTACTCCTGGTGTAATTGGATTCGCTACATCAGGTGCTACTTGTTATGCAAAGATTGTTAATGATGGTCCTACTGGTAATGTTCAAATAAACTTTGCTTACGTACAATTAGAGGCTTAATAAATGACGGAAAAGATATACGTTGTCACTCTTCATAAGCATGAAGATTTAGACAGTTTTTATACTGAGATGACGGATAAAGGTTTCCGTTTAAATATGAAACGTCCTTCTAGTAGGAATACACACTACTGGATGACAGAAGAACAGGCAATAGAATTACGTAAAGACTCTAGGATTTGGGATGTTCAATTACGTCCTGAAGAAATGGGTATGGTGATTAGAAGGACAGGAGAAAATTACGATCCTTATCCTGTTGCTGGTAACTTTTGGAAAGGAGATACACAACCACCAGCACAGGTATCATCTAATGATAGACAGTGGGGTCATTTACATTGTGCAGGAGATACAGCACAAAGAAGAAAGGGAACTTATGGATTAATAAATCAAGGTGCAACAGATGAACAGGTAATAGATACTGTTACTGTTTTTAATGATGGTGAGCATGTTGATGTAATTATATGTGATGATCCAGTATCAACTGACAATGAGGAATGGTATAGTCCTACAACAAATACAACAAGATATGTACAGTATGATTGGTATACTGAACTGAATACTCTTGTAGGAACTATTGATGATGATGGACAGACATTACCATCTGCACCATATGCAAATTATTTTAAGAACGATACTAATACAGAATCACATGGTAACCATGTATGTGGAACAGTAGCAGGACAACACTATGGATGGGCTAGAGAAGCAAACATTTATAGTATGCAGGTTCTTGGTAATCTTTCTGGTACAGGTACTGCAGTTCCAGCATTATTAATCTATGATTATCTTAGAGCATTTCATAGGAACAAATCAGTTAATACTACAACAGGGTTTAAGAATCCTACTATCACTAATCATAGTTGGGGTTATGGATATGATTTAACATCTGAGAATCTTTTAAATCATGCTGCACCAATTGCAATCGGTGAGATATCTTCTATTACTTATGGTGGTATAACTTACAGTTCTGTTAATGCTAATCCAAGTGGGTGGACAATGGCAGGAGTTGAAGCAGACTTTGGAATAGGTGCAAACAAAATGGATATACCTGCAGACTATGCAGCATTAAGAGCTGATGTTGAGGATGCAATAGCAGAGGGTATAGTTATTATAGGAGCAGCAGGTAATGATAATTTTCATATGGTTCCAGATACTGATCCTAACTGGGATAACTTTATTAAATTTACTACACTAGGTAATATATTTTTTAATAGAGGAAGTTCTCCTGTTAACGCAAAGAATGTTATTAAAGTAGGTTCTCTATCTAATCATCATAATTTTTTAAGAGCAACGTATAGTAATTTCGGACCAGCAGTAGATGTCTTTGCTCCTGGAAATAATATTCTTTCTGCGTATGATAATACTGGTTTGGCAGATGGTAAGTATACACAAGGAACAGGTAATTATTTCTATCCTATTCAAGGAACCAGTATGGCATCACCTCAAGTAGCAGGTGTAGCAGCATGTCTTGCCACAGGCAAATTTAGATTTACAAATGCTGATGTCTTAGGATATATTCAAGACCATTGTGTTACTGGTGATATGAATTGGAATACTAATGGTGGAGATTTTGCTGATAATACTTGTCAAGCAGATAGTCCTGACAGATATCTTGCAGCTATTAATCCTAGACCAGAATCTGGACAACTCATTGAACAAATAGGTAATAGAAATACTGGAATGGTGTTTCCAAGAACTCGTACGAGTTCTACAATAGCAGATAATCCAATTGGAGGACAAACGTATACCTTAACTATAACGGTTGTTGGTGCTCAGAATAACAATTATACTGTAGTAGGTTCTGATAGAAATGGATCTGTGAGTGGTAATGATCCTATTTTAGAATTCAATGAAGGAGACACAGTTTACTTTAACGTAAATGCTTCTGGACATCCTGTTTGGTTGAAAGATGCTGCTGGAACAGGAGCTAACAGTGGACAGACTGGTGTACTGGATAGTAGTGTAACTAATAATGGTACAGATAATGGTACTATTGTTTGGAATATCCCTGTTGGACTTGCTGGAGGAGGAACAGGTCCAAATGGATACTTCTATTACCAGTGTCAAAACCATGGTAGTATGGTTTCAACCATACAAGTTAATCCTTCTGCTCCTACAGGACAACAGGGATATTACACAGCAGGAACATATACTTGGGTTTGCCCTGCTGGAGTATCATCTGTATCTGCCTTATGTATAGGTGGTGGTGGAGAAGGTGATGGTACTGGTTGGTCTGGAGGAGGAGGCGGTGGAGGTCTCGGTTGGAAGAATAATATTTCTGTAGTAGAAGGGCAATCTTATACAGTAGTCGTTGGTGCTGCTGGAGTTGCTGGTGGTGCAGATGGTGGAACATCATACTTTATTGGAACTGGAACAGTATCTGGTGGAGGTGGTGTGACTCATGTAAGTATTCCTGTAACTGGAGAGAATTCTCCTGGTGGAACTTGGACTGGAGATGGTGGAGGAAATGGTGGAAGAGGTGGTAACTATAATGGTTCTGCTAATCCAGGATATTTTGGTGGTGGCGGTGGAGCAGGTGGATACTCAGGTAATGGTGGAGATGGTGGTACAAACGTTCCAGAGTGGGGTGTACAAGTAAGTGCAGGAACTGGTGGTGCTGCTGGAGGTGGATGGGCTATTCAAGGAGTTGTTAATACTCAATCTGGTTGTGGTGGTGGAGTTGGTGTAGAAGGTGAAGGAGCAAGTGGTGCTGCTGGAACTGGTGTTCATGATGTATCTCAATCTCAAAGTAACAGTAGTATGGGTGGTGGAGGAGGATCAGGTGGTACTCCTGGTGGACATTCTACTGCTGGTACTTATGGTGGAGGTGCAGATGGTAATGGAAATGCTGCTGGTGGTGCTGTTAGAATTATTTGGGGTAATGGTAGATCCTTTCCAAATAATGCAGCATAAATAAACCTGAGCACTAGTATCATCTGGAAGAAAGAATGGCTGATCGTTATCCATTAATTGTTAACTCTGTATCAAGGAAGATAGAAGAACTTGTATCAGGTGACAATCTGCAACTAACAGGTAATGGGATTACCATTGGCGGTGACTTAGGTGCTGGAAAATATTTGTACAGTGATGGCACGACAGTATTCTGGAATTCTCCTGGTGATGTTTACTTAACAACTTCTCAAACAGTTACGAATAAAGTGTTTGAGTCTTGTACTATAGACGGTGCAAACAACAGTCTTTCTAATATTCCTAATGGTGCTCTTCTTAATTCAGGAATTACAGTTAACGGAACAACAGTTGATCTAGGTGGTACTCTTACTGTAGCTGATAACAATACAACTTATAATGTTTCTGCAGAAGATGCTACATCAAACTTAGAAAAAATTATTAGATTAACTTCAGCTGGAAGTGGTGCTGGTATTACAGATGATGTAACAATTGGAGTAGGATCTCCACAATCTGTTACTGCTGGTAACAATGCTCTTCAATTAGAAATATCTAGAACTGGTGACACTATTACAATAGCTGGACAAGCACCAGATACTGATACGGTTACTAGTCTTATAGCACCAGGTGGAAGTGCAACCTCTGGAGCATTATCATTTACCTCCTCTGGTTCTGCTAGTGTAACCATGACTGGTTCAGTTATTAATGTTGCAGCAACAGACACAGATACAAAAACCAAAATTCGTGCTGGTGCTGGTGGAGTTTATGCACCAGCAGATGGAACTGTTGCAAACTTTACTTTCCTTCAAGCAGGAGCAGCTACTGTAACTCAAGGAACTAATGCTGGTAGTGGAGATCCAGAGATTACAATTAGTTCATTAGATACTATTACTAGACTTAAAGGTGGTACTACAGGAACACTTACTTCAGGAGATTTAACTCTTGTTGGTGGTAGTAGTGGTAATGTTACTGTCTCACAATCTGGTAGTACAATTAATATTGACAGCACAGACAACGATACAATTACAAGACTTGCTAGTGGATCTAATGCTGTAAACTCTGGAGATTTTAAATTTACTGCATCAGGTGCTACAAGTATTACACAAAGTACAAATGCTGGTATAACTACTATTGAAATTAGTTCTGTTAACACTGACAGTGGTGCTGCTATTACTGCTAGTGGTGGTCTTCAATTTTCTTCATCTGATATATCTTTAAAGAATAGTACAAACTTAGTAGGTAATACATTAGTTAAGTGGGATAGTGGTAATACACAACTTTCTAATAGTATCATTCAGGATGATGGAACAACTGTTACTATTGGTGGTGACCTCTTAGTTACAGGAACACAAACAATTTTAGAGGTTGCTACTTTAATAGTAGAAGATAATATTATTGAATTAAGAAAAGGTAATAGTTTGGTTGCTGCTGATGGTGGTATACAGGTTAACAGAACATCAGATGCACAAGGTAATATATCTAATTATCAAAGATTAGAATGGTATGAAGCTGGACAGTTGTGGAGATTTACTGATGGATCAGTTAATAAGAATATTATAACTGATCAAGACACTCAGATTCTTGAAAATAAGACTTTAAATTCTCCTACTTTAACTACTCCTGTTCTTGGTGCTGCAACAGCAACTTCTATTAATGGTTTAGAAATTACAACAACTGCATCAGCAGTCTTAACAATGACTGATGCAAAAACATTAGAAGTTAAGAGAGATTTATTATTTACTTCTGATAATAATGCTGCATCTATATCAGTAAACTTTAGAAACGGTGGTAGTACAGCATACACAAGTGATACTCTTGCTGTGTTTGCTTCAACAACTTCCACACAGATGAGAGGTTTGGTAAGTGATACAACAGGAACAGATAGATTAGTATTTCAAACTAATCCAAATATAATTCAAGGATTGACGACAACCTCTACTGGGTTGACATTATTCAATAGTTCTGCTACTTCTATTACTGCCTTTGGTGCTGCCACTGCAATTAATATTGGTGCAGCAGGTGGTACAACTACAATAGATCAAGATGTTAAGATCAATGAAAGTTTAGAGGTTGGTTTAGATACTAATGGAGTTATTACTGATGGTGATGTCAAAGTATATGGTCAGTTAAACGCAGAAGAAAAAGATATATGGATTCGTGGTACTAAGTCAGACCCAATGAGTATTGGTAGGGGTGCTGGTGCTGTTGCAACAAACACTAGACTTGGAGTTTCTTGTTTAGATAACATCTCTTCTGGTTCCCAGAATACTGCGGTGGGCTATAAAGCATTGCTAACAGTTAATAGTGGTGCTGGCAATACTGCATTTGGTAATAGGGCATTGAACCAACTTGGTGTTGGAGATGATAACATAGCTGTTGGCCGAGATGCATTGCTATCAGCGACTTCTGCGGATAAAAATATTGCCATTGGTAACAATGCAATGGAGAGTAACCTTGCAGGTGAAGCGAACGTTTGTATTGGATACTATGCAGGTTATGGTTTAACAGGTAGTGGTAATGTTATTATCGGTCCAGCTGCTGATGCTAACTCTACTAATGCTACTCATACTCCAATCGTTCCTGATGGTGACAACCAACTCGTTATTGGATCTGGTACTGAGGCATGGATACGTGGTGATAATACTTTTAAGGTAACAATAGGAAATAATTTAACTGTTGATGGAGATGCATTGATACAAGGATCTCTAACGGTTAATGGAACTGTTACATCAATTAATTCAAACGTCATACAGGTTGACGATAAAAACCTTGAACTTGCTGCTGTTGTTAACACAACATTTACTGCAATAACTGTAAATAATGATGATGAAATAACTGCAATCACTCCTACATCAAACTTGATTCCAGGAATGGTTGTTACTTCTACGACTGGTGGTATTAGTGTTCCTATTGGAACTACAATTGTTTCTATTACTGGAAACAGTGCAGAGTTATCTGCTGTTGTAGGTGGATCTGGAACAGCAACCTTCCAAGCTGTTGGTCCTTCTGATACTGCTGCAGATGGTGGTGGTGTTATCGTTAAGGGTACAACAGATCATAGTATTCTATATGATAATAGAACTAATAAGTATTTCACATGTACTGATAACTTTGAACTTGCTTTTGGTAAAGAGTTTCTTATTAACAATCAGTTAGCTCTTTCTACTACAACTCTTGGTGCAACCGTTGTTAATTCTTCTCTAACATCTGTTGGTGTTCTTGTTGGTCCTACTGGTTCTCCAGCATTGGAAGTTGATGGTGCTGCTGTCCTTGGTGGTAGAGTTATTGAAAAAGTATTCAGTAGTTTCGCTTCTGCATTTACTGTTACTAATAATACATTAAACGTTACAACTGCAGGTGCTAACACAACTTGTGGAACTACACCAACTACTGCTATTAATACATGGGCATTTAATACTGCTGATCCTGATGGCAATCTACTACAGAATGGTCAATCCATTACAGTCACAATAATTATTGATGCTAATGCTGCTGCTACATATGGTGATGCTTGTACTGTTGATGGAAACAACGTTTCAAATGGTGTTCAATGGTCTGGAGGTTCTCCACCATTAGCTACATCTAATACAGATATACTTTCTTTTATTGTTATGAAAGATAACTCTGGTGTCGTTAAAGTATTTGGTCAGGGTAATACCGACTTCAGTTAAGAGGATATATAAATGCCTGTAAGTTTTAATAGTCCTCCTAGGAATTTCTTTCTTCTAGGTTCAGGTGGCGAAGATGCTGTCACCAATTTCTTTCATAATATTAATAGATCAACATCATCAGATAATAGGTATACTACAGGTGATATTAGATATAGTGAAGTTGATCAGAAATATCTTTTATCTGGAAATGGAAGGGATTCTAATTCAATTCATTTTGGTTTCGTAGAAAAGCAAGCTTATGATGCTGAGACTGATCCAGCAAATCCTACTAATGTACAAGACTGGAGAACTAAATTTAATCAAACTGTTACTAATGGAACTGGATGTAGAATAAACTTCATGAAGCAGCAACAGCCATATGGAGGTTTAATTTATGTTGGTGGAAAAACTGATGGAATGCCATGGATTTCACAGGTTAATTCTAATGGAACGCAAGTGTGGTCATCAACTTCATCAACTGCTGATCTAGAATACTTTGATGTTGCTATTAAGAGCAATGGTACTGCAAGTGAAGATCAAATATATGCTTGTGGTCACAAATATATTGCTCTTACTGGTGAATGGGTGGCATTTATTGAAAAATGGGATGGTGATGGAAATCCTTTATGGGGTAAGGCATCAACTCGTTTAGGTGGTGATGTTAATCTGTGGTCAATAGCAGCTAATGATAGAGATCAAGTTGTTGCAGTTGGATCAATTGATGGAGTAGAAGAACAGGGATATGTAGTAAAGGTAGATGCTAATACTGGAGAAGTTCTTTGGGATTTAACAATTGATAGTGGTGAAGAACATCAAGCTGGTTCAAAAAATCCAGTTGAATTAAAAGATGTTTATATTGATGGTAAAGATCAGATTTATATTGTAGGTGCAGAAAGTGATTACGATAGTGGTGTTATTAATAATGGAATTATTTTTAAATATACTGCAGAAGGAAATTTAATCTGGCAGAAAAGATCTCCTGTAGGAGAAGAACATACTTATTATAAAGTTTGGTCAGACACAGAAGTTGAACAAACAATTGTTCTTTCTCATGAGGTAGTTGCTGGATCTCCTACTAAGAGAGGACCGACCTTAATTAAATATTCAAAGAATGGTGACGTTGTTTTTAAAAGAAGAATTCAATCTTCTACAAATTTTGCTGAAGGTAATAATGTTTTTGATGAAGGTGTGATGGGATTAGAAGGAGATCCATCTTTCTATTATATTCTTTTCGTAGATGAGCAAGAGAATGTTGGTACTGGTGCATCTAAAACATATAACTTTGGTAAGGTAAGTGCTTCTGGTAATGGTTTTGGTGAGTTCACATATGATGCAACAAATTCTAAAACAATTACTTACTCTGTTAACTCTGCTGTTGATAGAATTGGAAGATTGTCTGATGGATCTGTTAGAAATGATACTAGTGATCAGATTTCTTATCCTTATAATGGATTGAAAACTTTATTTGATGACTATGCTACTAACATTGCATACAAGAAGACACGTCATGAAGAGAAAGATGTATTTTTATACAGTGGTAGTCCATCAGTTAGACCTGTTGATTTTAGTCAGGTTGATTTAACAACTGAAACAACAAGTGTTACTGTTGGTGGTACTACAACAGTTTATGCAAAAGATAAAGGTATTGCAGGTTCTTCATGGAAACTTGTGCCTGTTGGTGGTTCTACTCCTGTAAAAGGAGCTGCAAATAGCGAACATGAATGGCTATTTCTTGGAAATGCTTATAATGGATTCCAAACATCTAATGTTGCAGCTTTAGGCACTAATGATTTTTCATTTGAAGTTTGGTTTAAAACTCCTGGTCAAAGTGCTGGAGGTGTTTGGCAATATTTATTTTCTAATAAAGATGATTTTGATGGACCATTTACACGACTAGGATTTCATGTCAATGATGGTACACTAAGATTTTATACAGAAGAACCAGGTGGTACTAAACTATTAGTTTATGGAAATACTGATTGTTATGATGATAACTGGCATCATGCTGTATTTACAAGAACTGGTGGTATTGGTACAGTATACTTAGATGGAGACTCTGATGGTGCTGGTGCTGTTATGAGTACAGACATTGGTAATGCTACTAATGATTGGTATATTGGTTATAATGGTAACCCTACTAATGGTAATGGTTATTTTAAAGGAAGTATGTCAGATTTCCGTTACTATCCAAGATGTCTATCAGAAGAAGAAGTTTATCAGAATTTTCATGCTACTAAGTATAAGTATAAAGATCAGTTACCTCACACTGCAGCTAAAATTAGTACCAATACTGTAACTGATACTACTCTTATATTACACTATGATTTTGGAAACAGAGTATGTTATGAACCTGCTGAGAATTTAATTCCATGGAGCACTCATAATGGAAACTGGAATACAGGTAGCAATGGAGCACTTGTTGAAAATGCAGGTATTGCTCCTGATGGAACAATGACTGCTACCAAAGCAACTATATCATCAAATGATATAGATACCAGTCCTAGTCTTGGACCAGTAACTGCAGGTGCCTCTACTCAGATACCAATAACAGGAGGTAAGGAATATACTTTTTCTTGTTGGGTTAAGGCAAGTACACCAGACCAAGTTGGTAATAACTTTAAGGTAAGATGGAAACGTATTACAGGAGATGCAATTTCTGCTGAAACTACCTTTGCTTTGGAGAAAAATTGGAAACGTTATCATTGCACCGCTAGAACTAAGTCTAATAATACTACGATGATATGTAATGTTGGAGGAGTTGATGGTAGTGAAGCATTAGTTTGGGGTGCTCAACTGGAAGAAGGAGGTAATATGAATAATTATTTCCAAACTTATGGAGAAGCAAAAACAGCACGATCTAAACCAAAGAATATTGTTTTCCAAGGTTCAGGTCTTGGACAACCTACTGGATGTTCATTCACTGATTCTGCTAATCCTTCTGCTCTACGAATTGGTAGCAATTTTACTATGCCCGTTTCAGTTTCTGGATCAATTGCAACGGTTACACATGCTCATAATTTGACTACTGGTGACTCGGTTTGTATAAAATTACAATTAGAAAATCCAAGCATGGTCATTTACAATTATGATATGAATGTTTATTACACTGTCACAGTGGTAGATGCTAATACTTTCACATATGATTTGGGTAGTAGCACTCATACTGGTTATTCAGGCAGGGCATTTTATTACGATCCAAATGCAGGTGTTCCTTGTTGGGATTTTGATGGTAGTGGTGTTAACACATCATTTATTGACACTGGAGTGAATGCTGGTTCTGTAAGTAGTCTAACAGTAGAATGTTGGATGAAAGTAGACACCTATAGTAACTCAGGAGCTGGTATTACTATTGGTGATTTAGGTACAACAAGAAGCTGTTATCTTGGTGTTGGAACTTCTGGTGGTAATAGTATTGACTGGAGATTTTATCTTGATCCATATCAAGAAGAATGTGAACACTTTACCCAAACTAATAACTGGCAGCATTTGGTTGGAACTTATGATCAAGATGCAGGGTATGGTACAATGCGATTGTATATTAATGACGTAGAACAAGACACTGCTATAAACACTGGCAATACTTCTGCTATTGATTTCTCTAGTGGTAGAAATATTATGCTTGGAACAAATACGTACAATAGTAATGTTGGTACTGGTGATCTTGATGGTCAGATAGCTGAAGTTCGTGTTTATAAGAGACGTTTAAGTGTTGGAGAGATATCTCAAAACTTCAATGCTACCCGTAGTAAGTACGGAGTCTGATAAATACATAAAGCAATAATAATTACTGAGGAATTTAGGTAATGGCAAGGAAAACCATTCAAAGTAACTACTATCTCTTTGATGCTTCAGCGAGAGAAGTTATTATACCTGGTGGTATACAGAGAGAAAATTTAATCCTTATCACAAACGTTAAGGATAATAAGATAGTATATAATTTCTCAGATCCTGAACTGACTGCTACTACTTACACTATTCAGACTGATATCAGAAACGTTACAACTACTAGGGTTGTTCTGGCATATGATACTACTGCAATGGCAGATGATGATCAACTGCAGATCATTTATGATGACTTTGAAGAGACTGTAAAACCAGCAGAGACATATAATGACGCTGTAAATAAGTCAAAGATGTCTCAACCAGAGTCACAGATTGATACTGACTTTGAGTATGGTACTCAGGATACTAAGTGGGAAGCGTTGGCAATGATCAACAACAACCCATTTGCTTATAAGTCTCAGGACGCAATTACTATTACAGAAATTCAAACTACATCTGGTAGTAGAGAGATGGCAGTGTCATGTTCTACTCCACCTGCTGCTGGATCTGCAATTTATGTTCAAGACACAACATTCCCTGGTGCTAATGGTGTATTCATTATTGATAGTATAAGCACTGTTGGTGCTTTTATTGGATTCAAATACACTGCTAAGTATGAGTGGCCAAGTGGTACTGGTGGAACAGATATCTATGACTCAGCAAGAACAGCAATTTATAATGGTATACATTTCACTGGTTCAGATCTTGGTGGAACTATTACACTTACCAGTGCATCTGGTACGATGGCAGGAGCAATTCAAGTTGATACAACACAAGCTCATGGTTTAGAAGTAGGTAATGAGGTTGCTATTGCAGGTTCTGCTGGTACTAATGTTAATGGATCATGGGAAATTGCTAGAGTAGAATCTCCCACTCGTTTTTATTACTTCCCAGACGCTGCTCCTAGTGGATCAGTAGGTACTGGTACTATTAAATTATATCCAAGACCACAAGGTAATTCAATTCATAGAGCATTTGATGGTGGTGTAAAGTTCTCTACAAACTCTGCTTCTAAGAACCAACAAGCAATTAGACAAACAAAACGTTACTTCCGTTATCAATCTGGTAAAGGTGTATCGTTCTCTACTGGTTCTATTCTTGAACCTGCAATTCCAAACATTGATAGTATTACTTCATCTGGAACTACCGTTACTGTAGTATCATCTGATGCACATAACGTTACTAGAGATACAGTTGTTGATGTTCGTACTTGTGATGATAATAACTACAATGGATCTTATGCTGTTACTAATGTCATTGACCCATATACTTTTGAGTATGTTGTTCCTAGTGCACCTACCGATTCAACTGCATCAGGTGAGTATACTGTAACTCCTACTAGTTCTTATGGTACTAGATTAGAGATTGGTATGATGGATCAGCAGAACGGTATCTTCTTCCGTTATGCTAGTGGTAACTTAAGTGTGGTTCGTAGAACATCTACCTTCCAGTTATCTGGTAAAGTAACTGTAACTGAAGGAAGTACATTGGTTTCTAGTTATACAGGACCAAACTTACAAGGTACAAAGTTTTCAAAACAATTAAAACCAGGTGATTACGTAGTTCTTCGTGGATCTTCATACCGTGTTGATGGTATCATCTCTGATACACAGATGGTTATCTTCCCAGACTATCGTGGACCTACAGCAAGCAGTGTTCCTGTAACCAAGACTGTAGAAACAGAATGGAATCAATCTGACTGGAACATTGACCGTTGTGATGGATCTGGTAAGACTGGTTACACTCTTGACCCAACCAAGATGCAGATGTTCTACATGGATTACTCTTGGTATGGTGCAGGTTTTGTACGTTGGGGTTTCCGTGCATTGAATGGTGACGTTATCTATGCTCACAAGATTCCTAATAACAACCAGAACACTGAAGCATACATGAGATCTGGTAACCTACCAGCTCGTTACGAAGTTAATACTCTTCCACCATCAACAGTTGCATCAAGAAGTTTTAGTTCTGGTGATGGAACATTGTATATTAATAATGCACCAACTCATTTCCCAACTAGTGGAACTCTAAGAGTTAGACAAACTTCTGGTGCTACTGCAGGTATTACAGAGTATATTAATTACACAGGAAAGACATCAGTTGTTCAAGATGTTATCGCTGTAAGTTCAAATACTATTGAAGTTGCATCTACTGATGGTCTATCTGCTGGTGGTAATCAGACTATTACATTTGATACACCATTCTCTAATATTGTTGCTAATAAAATATATTATGTTGCTAATAAAGTTTCAACTACCTTATTCCAGATAACTGATACTATTGGTAGTTCAACTGGTATTGCATTAGATAATGCTATTGGTTCTCCATTGTCTCCTCTTTCACGTGCTCAAGCTGGATCATTCACAGGATGTGTTAGAGAAAAAGCAGGTGCTACAGGAGTATCTTTAACAATGGCTAGTGGTGCTTCTAGTGGTACTGTAAGTAGTGCAACAGGTATTCAAAAAGGACAGAGAGTTATAGGTACTAATATCCCTGCTGATACTTTTGTACATAGTATTTCAGGATCTAATATTGCATTGAGTAAAGCAGTTACTAGTGCTAACCCAACTGGTGTTATTTTCTCACCTCTTGGTGCAGCTTCAGCACAGTCATTTACTTACAGTGCAACACAACCTATTGGAGTTGAATTGATTGGTGCAACTTCTGTACCACAGATAAGTCACTGGGGTTCATCAGTTATTATGGACGGTAGACTAGACGATGACCGAGCATATGTTTACACTGCTGCTACGAAACGACAAGGTGGAATCCAATCAGGACAAACCAGAGCGATTATTGCTCTACGTGTAGCACCATCTGTTGACAATGGTATTTCTGGTAACTTTGGAACTAGAGAACTTGTTAATAGAATGCAGTTGGTTCTATCTCAGGTTGATATTTCATCTAACGGTAAGTTCTTTGTTGAGTTGGTGTTGAATCCTATTCCTAATATTCAAGGTACATGGGTTCCTGTTGGAGGTACTTCTCTAGCACAATACGCCATTATGAATACTGCTACTGAGTTCACTGGTGGAGAAGTTATCTTTGGATTCTATTCTGATAATGGAGTTAACAGTTACAACCTATCAGAAGTTAAAGAAATATCTAATAGTATATTAGGTGGTGGTAGTGTTAATTATGATGTATCAACTACACCTAACCCAACTGGTATCTTCCCAGATGGTCCTGAAGTTCTAGCGATTCGTGCTACAAATATTACAGGATCACAGAAAGGAATTGATGCACGTTTCTCTTGGAAGGAGGCTCAGGCATAAATAAAGAAGCCTTTGAGTTGTATTATGGAAAAGAAAAAAGAAGAAGAAGTCAAGAAGAAAGGTCCCTTAGGTAAACTTAAGGAGGCAATGGATGATAAGGAAGAACAGTTAGAAATCTTGTCTACTTTTGTGAGACTTGGTATTCTCATTTGGAGTGGTGGTATCTTAACTTTAGCGTACGTAGATTTGCCCCCACAACTACAAATTCCTAAGCAAGACCTAGATCCGACCTTCATAGCTTCGGTGTTTACAGGAGTTTTAGCGACGTTTGGCGTTCAAACGGCAAATAAAAAGAACAATGGTGCATCTCAATCACTACCTCCTGGTAGTGGTGGTATCACTAAAGCAGACTTAGAAAGATTGATTGAAGCAGCAAAACAAACTGCACCTGCTCAAACTATTAGAGTAGAGCAAGGACCAATCAAGATAGTTACAGATGAAAACAACAAAAAATATGAGTTATAATCATGCAAAAAATAATTAATGTATTCGCTATTACGTCTTTTGTTGTATCTGGTGCCGTTGTTGGCGGTGCTGGTTACGTATATCTTAACAAGGATGCCCTCTTAGATGGCGTTAAAGGAAAGATTACTGAAGCAGTAATGGGATCAGTAGGTGGAGCACTTCCAGGTGCTATAGACGGTGCTATGCCTGAGTTACCTACATCAACAGGATTACCTGTACCAAACTCTCCTTTATAAACTTTGGAAATTAGAGAGATCAAACCGATTCAGGTTAGATCTACTAACATTATTATTAATGAAGTTAGACAGATACCTAACCTACCTAATTGGTTAACATCTGAACCACCACGAGCGATACCAATATATCCTCCTGTTACAGGAGGTGTAGGGGTACCGATCATTGACATGCCAGGATGTGTAGAAGCACATCAAGAGGATGACAAGGGTAAGAATGAACAGTTATCTGATGATGACCCTAAAGGTGTGAGGGTCTTTTGTGATGCTGGAATGCCAGCGTTTGATCCTATGGATTTTAATAAGGAGAAACTTGAGTTTACTGGTGAGGCAGCAATACCACCAGTAAACACAGGAGATCCACCAGAGCTAGATACACCAGAAATTCCAGGTGATACGGCTAAGACTAAAGAATTAAAATGTCCTACAGAGGCACAACAATTAAAGGAACCAATCGGTACGTTAGTTAAGGATGGAAGAGAAAAAATTATTGAGTATAGATTGGTTGGAAAAGAATGTATAGCAATATCTGAAGAGATTGGTTTTGTAGATCAGGTAGTGAAAGGAATACCATCTGCAAATCAGGTAGCAACTACTGGAGGGATAGCTATCGTAGCAACCGCAGCTGCTACTGCAACTCCTATCCTATTGAAGGTTGTCAAACCTATAGTCAAACAGATCTTTAAGAAAGTTCAGAAACTATTAGGTAAAGAACCTCCCAAGTTATCTGCTAGTGAGATTAGAGCTGATAAGTATCGTGAAAAGAAAGGACTACCCCCTGTCAAACGTCCTAAGAAAAAGAAATAACTATTCTTCTTTCAGTGTACCAATAGAATGAGTTCCTAAGGATGATGCATCACCAGTAGGTATGTTATCATTCTTGTCTTCTTTAGGAGTAAGATCAATCTCTACTGTTTTCTTTTCTACTTCAGGAATGTTGTGTGTATGAGGTTTGATTTCTGATACTCCCTGAACTAAAACGTCTGCACATATAGAAGCATATCTCGTACCAGGTTTGAACATGATACCAGCTTTGTATAATTCACCACAATTTTTTAGTCTTGCGATCTCAAAATCTAATCTTTTGTTAGCAGTCAACTGTCTTTGCATATCAATTTGAACTGCAGCAGCTTCTTTACACTGTTCTTGTAGTTGTTTATCCAATGGCTTAGACCATGTAGCAGAGACACCTACTCCTAAATTGTATGTGTCCTTCTGTCCTGTTCTAGTAGGTACTGTGTAGAGGATGTCTCCTGGATTGTCTGGTGCACCGTCTTCATCTAAATCTCTCATGTCATACACTGGTGAATCCCACCAACCTTCAAATGGTTTCTGTGAACCAGCAGTAGCAGTTACATAGGGCGTAACGTTCATCGTAGCCCCTTGACACTGTATTCCACCACCATAGGTGTTAGTTATGTAAGGACCTTGTAAAACCTGTATTGCCTGGTTGGTTACTGAGCCAGAACTATTCGCAATGGGACTGGCGGTTGCACTCACACCCCCTACAGTCTCTGCATTCACAGGGGCAGTCATGACCACACTCAGGGCAGCGAGACATGTTGCTTTTATTGACTGAATACGCTTGTCGTATCTGTGACACTTGTCACCTCCGTTACTCTTTGTATTATTGTGTGCTGCTGAAGCCCAGGTCCTTTGTATGTTTCTGTAAATTGAAAGGCTGCTCCTGGTGTTGTCTGTGTGAATGTTGGTTTTGTACCCACTCCTGTCCATGTTGAAGTCACTCCATCTATAGTTACTGTGGAAGTTGATGTTTCAGGTGAGACCACATTTAATTCACCTGATGCAGTAATACCAGTACCTGTTGCAGAATACTGGTAGCCTGTAGAATAATCCATACTGTTTATCGTCTCCGTCACTTTAGACGTTGTTTCTGTGTGGCTCGTCATAGACCCTTGCTGAAAATTTGGGACCACAGGGACTGCTAGGACAGGTGCTACCCATCCTGCACACAACGTACATAGTAAGAGACGTATTTTCATAGTCTACTACTCTACGGTCACTTCTGATACGAATTGGCCAGTAGCTACAGTGCCAGCTCCACCTGCTGTAATCGTAGTCACACCAGCAGATGTGATGGTTCCAGCCAAGGTATCTTTAGTACCTGCAGCAGTAGACACTTGACTTGAGAAGTTGCCAACTGTTCCTACAGTAGGAGCAGATGTAGATACAGCGTCTCCTTGAGTGTAGGATTGGCTAAAGCTGAAAGCCGCACCTGCTGTATCCTGTGTTGCTGCAATGGTTCCAGGGGCATATACACCTGAAGTTATTGTTCCAACGCTCACTGTTCCAGCAGTCGTGCCATCGGTGGTATCTATATTATTTCCTGATATACTGAACGAACTACCTATACGCTCCATTTGAGTTGCAGCTGCATTCACTTGTAGTTGAACACTGCTAGACATTTTAGTAGTTATATCAGCACGGGCACTAAGTGGTGCCGTCAATAAAGTCATACCAATAAGTAGAAAAATCTTTTTCATTTTGAGTCTATTCCAGTCCCGTTATTTATTTAGCAATATAATTCTGTATAATTACTCACTTATATTCACCATAAGTAACACTGATCTGAACCGTACCTTGACAAAACTTAATCTTTCCTATATAGTATTGTAACGTTTCTTAACAAAGGCATGACAACTACATCAAAATCTGTTAAGAGGTACACAACTACTGAGTATGGTAAGCAGAACATCTTTGCTTCTGAACCACCTATGCAGTACGTAGAAGACTATCAGGGCTACGGTCCACATGCAGAGCAACTCAATGGTCGCTTAGCTATGATTGGTTTCTTCGCACTAGTACATAACTACATCCTATTCGGAGCAGTTATACCAGGTATCTTTTAGATACTAAGGTCTCTTACACCACCTCAACTAATCAGTGGAGGTTACTTTCTAATCCTATTACAAATCTAACGAAAGGAGTTTAAAACAATGACACCAGAAGCAGAAAAGTTTAATGGCTGGATGGCCATGATTGGTTTCGTAGCAGCATTCGGTGCTTACGCAACTACAGGACAAATTATTCCAGGTATATTCTAATGAAAAACGAAGCAATCTTTCTTAAAGCACAAGGACGTGCTGCAATGCTAGGAGTATGGTTCTTTGGACTATCCTATGCAATCACAGGTAACTTAATCCCAGGCATCTACTAATGAAAAATGAAAACACTACAGACAAAGTTGACTTCTCCATCGCTGAAAAGTGGAATGGTATTGCTGCTATCGTTGGCTGCGTTGCTGCCTTCGCTAGTTACAGCTTCACTGGGCAACTCATACCTGGTATAGTTTAAGATTTTTTTTATCTTAATACTTCACAAAACTAAATAAATATAGTAACAAAAGTACACAAGAATAAAATGAGCGACTTATTAGCCGCCCAAGACAGTATATCACCTCTAACAGCAGTCCTCTGGGTTTTATATCCCATGACTGCTTTAGTGTTGGTTGAATTACTCCTCCGTGCGTTTAACAATGATGATGACGATGATGATGGAGGGAAAGGAATACGTGTACATCAACCTGTTTATGCCCCTGTACCAAGTGGTGCTTGACAAGAAGTAATAATACCTATATACTCTTAGAGTATTATTACCTAGCGTTATGCAACAACTTATCTTCATTGGGGTTCTAGCCCTAGTAGCATATACCAATGTCGGATCTCTCGTTCTTCAATAACATACTAATAAATACTCCAGCAGATGCACATGGTCTGTTAGAGTTCGGATTCTTTATGGCAGTAGGAATTACTGCTGGATCATTAGGTATAATATAATGGAAACCTTCAAGATGATACTAATGATTCTTGGAGCTGTAATTCCATTTACAGTTATGTGGATGACAATGATGTATTATATGATGGACGATGAGTAAAGAGCAGCAATATTTTCACGTATATAAAAAGAATACTGATCAAACTATAGTGATTGCACACAACCTTACAGTTGATCAGTTAGAAGAAAAATTAAAAAATAAAACAGTAGATTTAAGTATCCATGAGATACAACAAGTTGCAGATGCATCTGATCCTGATGCCAGTTTCTAAGGTGTCACATCTTCTACTTGACAAGATACAAAACTTCATATATAGTATTAGTGTCTTGAAAAACAGACAATCATCATCCCCCTAACCAAGACCATGGGGTTACAATGTCTTTATCATACCGCACACACTAAATGTTTTCTTAATTTCAATGACAACTCTTTCTAGAAAAGAGCAAGGTTTATTGTCAGGATGGAGCGAGTTTTGTGAGTGGGTTACGAGTACAAACAACCGCATTTATGTTGGT